TTATACCAAGCTTGGGTAATAGATTGGAGGGAGGGAGGGAACGAGGGGGAGGAGGAGAGAAAGGGGGTTCCCTATGCACCATAAGAAATGTCGCACAATATAAAAATAGCTTATGAATACAAAACCAAACACTAAACGTATAACAGACTTTTTAGATGCAATAGATTGGTTGTTCCAGGTACAAAACTTTGAAAGAGAATTGATTATTAAGGATAGGGGTTGTGAGGACGAAGAAAACAGTACCGCAGCCGACATATCATTTAATGAGCGTTATCAAATGATGACAATAAGCATATATCCTTGTTTCTTTAAGGAGACACTTGAGAGACAAAGAAAGATGCTTTTACACGAATTGATACATACGATTACCCTGCCACTTAAAACAGCAACCTATGGACTCTTGGATGGTAAGTTTATCACCAAGGACGAGGTTGACAAGTTAAACGAGAGGGAAACATCACAATTTGAGAACATATTGGATGCATTATTACAAGGAAAAAAGCATTATGCAAAAGATGCATATAACAATTATTTAAAAGAAAATGGCAAAAAACCCAGAAGGCTTCACAAAAAGTCAAATAAAACAAATAAATAATGATATTGAATCACAAAAGAATGAGCAAAAGATAAAAGAGGATAAATTTAAAAATGGTCCCGAAGGATTTACCAAGGAACAAATAAAAGAGATGAATGAGAATCAATATATGAACTCCCATACTATTACTGAAATTAAAGATGTTCAGAAGAGATTGGAGGGAATGAATAAGAGTAAAGAATATAATAAGAATTTAAAATTTAGAAAGAAGTAAAATAATAAAGATGAAGAAAAAGAGATTTGGATTAATTGATATAGAAAAAAAAGCAAAACCAATTAGAAAGAATGGAGGGCGTGTTAAAGCTGTGTTTAATGAGGCTATGAGTATTGTTGCCAAGGGAGAAACTCCAGACCTTAATCAAATACAAAGAGATGAAGGTTATAGTGAAGAATCCATAAGATGCAATAAGGTTTTTAGAACAAAGACTTGGGAGCAAATGAAAGGAAGGGATATTGAAATGTTTGTTAAGAACGGGTTTTTAGAATTAGCTAGTTCTGATAATGATGATAAAAGAACAAGAACAAAGAATTTAGAAAACATAGCAACTCTAACCGATATGTGGCCAGGAAAGAAAATGCAAATAGAGTTATTAAATGAAAAAAATGCAGAATTTTTTGAATAAAATATGGAAGAAAATAAGAATCCTTTTGAAAAATTTAATGATGATAAATTCATTGAAAAATTACAATTCAAACCACACCAAGGACAAATACCAGTAATAGCTGCAATTAAAAATATTAATATAAGGGAAATAGCATTAGTGTGTGGTAGAAGATGGGGGAAAAGTTTTTTAATGAGTTATGTAGCCATAAGAGAAATGGTTATTCCAAATAGAAGGGTATGGATAGTAGCACCAACAACAGATTTGACCCAGAAAGTATTTACATATCTAGTACAGTTTATTGGAAAATTATATACAAATAAAGAATATAAAATAACAACTAAGCCATATCCAAAATTATTAATGGCTAATGGAAGTTATATTGAATGTAGGACAGCAAGTAATCCAGAATCACTTATTGGAGACGAAGTAAACTTATTAATTATTGATGAGGCGGCAAGATTATCTCCAATGACATACGAAAGAGAGTTATCTGCCACAACAATGACTAGGAGGGGAAGAACAATTTTTATAAGTACACCAAGAGGAAAAAATTGGTTCTATGATAAATATATACAAATAAGAAATAGTATTGATGGGTTTACACATAATGCTCCAAGTAGTGATAATCCATTAAATACAACAGAAGAACTTGAAAAGAAAAGAAAAAATTCACCAGATGATATTTTCAAAGAAGAATATTTAGCACAATTTTCAGATTCTGGTAGAGAAGTATTTAGAGGTGTGGATGATGTAGTAAATCAAGATTGTTATGAAAATCCAAAACCAGAACATAGATATATATTGGGAGTAGACCTAGGAAGAGTTAATGACTGGACAGTATTAACAGTAATTGATAGGCAAACACATAAAGTGGTTCATTGGGAAAGATTTAATCAAATAGATTGGAAGTTACAAAAAGAAAGAATAATTGTTATTGCAAATAAATATAATAGGGCAAGAGTAATAATTGATTCAACTGGACTTGGAAATCCAATTAGCGAAGAAATAAAAAGAGAAGGATTAAGTGTTGATGATTTCGTTTTTACTGGAAGTAAATCACAAACTGGAAAATCTAAAAGAGATTTAATTGATAAGGCATCAATTTACATACAAGAAGGTTCAGTGTTTATCCCTAATGAAAAAGTGTTAATAGATGAATTGAAGATTTTTTCAAAAGAATTAACAGATTCTGGAAACCTAACATATTCAGCGCCAGTTGGTATGCACGACGATTGTGTGTGTTCACTAGCATTAGCAATATGGGGTTTATTTTCAAGAAATGTAAGTTCGGAAATAAAATTACCAATACCAGATAACACACCAGATATTTTTAAAAGGAGACAATTTAGAAAACCAACAAAATAATGAAAAAGAAAATCAAAATAGAATTTAATTTTATTAAACCCAAAAAACCAAATTCATTATTCGGAGAGGTTTTTGAATTACAGGATTATAGAGATTACATATTTGGGTATAAATCAATAGAAATGAAAGATTATAGTAATATACTTATTCTATCTTTTAATGGGTTACTATTTCATTTAAGAGTTATACTACACTAAGAAATAAAATGAAAAATAAAGAAACAATTACAGGCACTATTACGAGAGAATTACAAGAATTTACCGAGGATATTAAAATCCTTGATTCTTGGACATTCAATCAGAGAGACCAGATAGAACAAGCAATACTTTACAATAACTCAAAGTTTATTGATGGAGATGTTGATGAGTTAGGATTTAAAAGATACTTTTATAATATAACAAAGTATTCTTGTGGTGCAACAACTAAGGCAATTGATGTTGACACTAAGGATATTATCTTTATGACTGCTGCTGGTGGAGAACCATTAAAGACTTGGTTCTTGGAAAGAGATATTAGATATTGGATGAAGGATAAATACTTTGGAGAAACTCTTAATAGGATTTGTAGAGAGTTACCTATCTTTGGAACTGTAGTAATTAAAATGATTAAGGGACAACCATACTTTGTTGACCTAAGAAACTTTGTATGTCAGCAAAATGCAGATTCTCTTAATGATTCTAATTATATAATCGAACAGTATTACTATACTCCAACAGAATTTAAGAAGGTTGGAAAAAAGAAAGGATGGGATGAAGATGGAATGGATAAGATTTTAAGACTCTTTAGTTATTCCCACGACCAATTCATTAGGGTATTTGAAAGATATGGTGAAGTTGAAAATGAAGATGGATTAAGTGATTATAAAATGGTTATAGTTGCAGATATTCCACAAGATGTTAAAAACAATCCAAGTGTTAAATGGGAAATAAGTGGAGATGTTATTTTAGGAGAAGATTTTATTGTAACCCACCCATACTTCGAGTTCCATATAAATAAGATTAGTGGAAGATGGTTAGGAGTAGGAGTACCTGAACAAATTAGTGAAAACCAAATTAGATTAAATGAGGTAAGTAATGAGCAGGTTCGTTCTTCTAAGTGGTCAACCTTAAGACTTTTCTGGAGTAGAGAACCTGGACAAAATAGAAATCTATTGACATCTGCAGAAGATGGTGAAGTGTTGAGAAGTGAAGATGAGATTAAACAGGTTGATATGGCAGATAGAAATCTTCCATACTATGAAGCTGAAACATCTAAGTGGGAATCTAATGCTCAACGTTCTACATTTACAACAGATATAATGCTTGGAGAAAGAACTCCAGCAGGAACTCCTCTTGGTTCTGCACAATTAAGTACAGCTCAAGCAATGAGTTATTTCGACCAAATGAGAGAAGATATAGGACTTTCACTTAAAAGGTTCCTATATGAATATGTTATACCACAAGCAGAAAAGAATTTAAGCAAGGAACATATACTAAGAATTGCTGGCAAGGACTTAGAAAAGTATAATGAATTATTACTTAATAAGCATCTACACCAAAGATTCTTTGATATAATATTAAAGACAGGAAAGATTCCCGACCAAAAACTTCTTGACCTATTAAAAGAAGTTGAGATGGCAAGATTAGAACAAGACAAAGAACAACAAGCATTTATTCCTAGTGGATTCTATAAGGATGCTAAATATGATATTGATATTGAAATAACTGGTGAAAGTAAAGATGTTAGAGTTGTGGCTGCAAACCTTCTAAGTGCATTGCAGTTTATGAGTACTGACCCAACGTTAATGCAAGATAATACAAAGAGAAAGATATTCGGTAAATATCTAGAAATGGGTGGTATCTCTATAGAAGACTTTGATACTAATATTAAGACAAACGATTTATCTGTTCCACAAAAAGTAGGTGGAGGCGGTGTATCGTCACAAAAATCAATAGGAGGAGAAGGTTCTGTAAGTATTAATAAAACTTTATAATTATGCCAACTGGAGTTTATCCAAGAAAACCAATAAGTGAAGAAACTAGGGAAAAATTAAAAATAGCAGCAACTGGAAGACCTGGAACAATGAAAGGAAAGCATCACACAGATGATTCCAAAAAAAAGATAGGACTTGCATCTATTGGAAATAAATATAATCTTGGAAAAAAACAATCCCTAGAAACAATAGAAAAAAGAGTTAGCAAATTAAGAGGAAGAAAAAAGAAGCCACACACAGAAGAAACTAAAAAAAAGATTAGTGAATCAAAATTAAAAAGTCCATTAACTCCAAGAGGAAAAAATAATCACTTTTTTATTAATGGTAATTTTATAGATTTATATTCTAATGATTGGAATGAATTATTAAAAGATTCAATTAGAAAAAGAGACAAATGCGTATGTCAATTATGTGGAATACATCAAGATGAATTAGATATAAGTTTACACGTTCATCACATAGATTATAATAAAGATAATCTTAATCCAGATAATTTAATAAGTCTTTGTAATAGTTGTCACGCCAAAACAAATACTAATCGTGAATATTGGATAGAATATTTTACACAAACACTATGATGGAAAAAGAACTCAAAATTAAATTAATCGAGGGACTTGCTAGAATGGAAGAAGGTCAAGCAGTAAGGGAAACATTAGAAGACTTTATAAGAGAAATTGTAGATGTTTCAAATATAAAAAGTGAGATTCTAAATGGTGATAAAGACCGTCTTGTGTCAGAAATAATAGGTCGAACATTAGCCCAAAGCTATTTAAAAGTTTTGACCAAGACATTAAAACCATTATTTACAAAGGAAACTAAGAAAAGAATAATAAAATGAGTTCTCA